ACTGATGAGCGATACAACCTCATCGCGTTTGTTGATTACTTGCAGATCGACATGTACAACCTGCTCAAGCAGACCGGAACCAAAATCCCGCAAACACGGAGAGGCGTTAATCAACTGATCGACCAGGCCGAAAAAACAACCCGGCAGTTTGTCCGGGCGGGAGTTGCGGCCCCAGGAACATGGTCCAGCCCTGATTACTTCGGCAACCGCGAGACGTTCGAGCAGAGCATCATCAATAACGGCTTCTACTGGTTGGCCGGGTCTTTGGCTGACCAGGCGCAGAAATCACGAGAGGCGAGAGAAAGCCCAGTTTTGCAGGGAGCTGTAAAAATGGCGGGCGCTGTTCACTCGGTCGATCTTCTTGTGGTCGTTAACCGATAATTTGCAACATATAAACAGGAGATAAAATCATGGCACGCATTGTATTAGCGGCAGACAGCACAACGGTCGTCCTCAACGGGACAGTCATCGCCGATTTATCAGAAGGTAGTAGTGTTATTCTCACAGCAGTCAACCCGGCAACGACTCATATCAACAGCATCAACGGCGGTTCAAATATCAATGAGCGTTCGGATCGTGGAGTCTACGACCTAGAGCTATTGGTGCAGCGTTTCAGTGAGGCGGACGGGTTTCTGAATAACATGTTCCGGCAGTCGCCCCCGGTCGTCGTCAATGGGAGCGCGAAAGAGAGCTTCAACCGCGACGGGACAGACGGGGTTGAATCTTGGATTTTGGAGCTTGGCAGCGCTACGGCCCAGCCGGGCAGCACTAAAAATAGCACCGACGGTAATGCAGAACAGAAATATACGTTCCGATTCCGCAACGCATCCCGCAACCTATAAGGTGACAATATGACCGAAGAACAACAATCAGAAAGAACGCAAGCACTGGCGATGCTGAAGGCCGTCTATGATGATCAGTCGGCAACGCTTCCGAGCGGACGCGAGTACACGCTAACTAAGATGACGCACAAGCAGCGGCGGCGGGTGTTTGCGTTCTTCACCAAAAATCAGCGTGATATCCGGAACGGCGTTTATTCCTTTCTCGACTCCGCGGAGTTTGAGCCAGTGGAAAAAGTCATCATGGATACGGTGCTTTTCGAGGGTACGCAGATCAGCAAGCTTCCTAATATATGGGACGAGCAGCCAGAGGATTACGTTATCTTCATCACCACCATGCTTGGCGCGCTAAGTTATCCGTTTTTAAAAGGAGGCAGTGGCGGCTAACGGTTCCCTCGCCCCTGTCTGAACCGAGCCTTATTGCATACAGCAATTTGTCGAACGAAGTTATGGTTGAACATGCTTTGGTGCGATACGGATACGGGACGCTGGATCAAGTCAGAAGCATGGACACGGAAGATTTTCTTGACGCGATAGAATACCAGGAAATTACATCCGCGATTGAACAATATCGAATGGAACAAGCGCAGAGGGAGCGATAATGGCCGCAGTATCAGAAATTATCACAAAATTTTCGTTCGAGGGCTCAACCAAACCTCTCATAGACTATAACTCTGGCCTCGGCAAAAGCGTCAAAATTCTCGGTACGATGGGAGTGGCGCTCGGGGCAGCGGCGTTCGCTGTTGCAAAGTGGGCGGGCGGGGTCAGTCAGTCCCTTCAACCTCTGTTCGATCTCAGCGAACAAACCGGCGTGGCCGTCGCGTCAATTCAGGAGTTATCCTTCGTAGCAGAGCAGTCCGGGTCATCCGCCCAAGCGCTCGAATCATCCATTGGCAGCCTATCCGCAAAGATAGGGGAAGCAGCACAAAAGGGGAGTGAAGAATTCTCACGTCTCGGGATTAGTGTCAGGGATGCAAACGGAAACGTAAAAGATGCCGATGCAATCCTTGGAGAAGTTGGCAACAGCTTCAAGCGACTCGGGCTGTCTATGGCCGAACAACAAGGGTTTGCAGAGGCGCTTGGTATTGATCCCAGCCTGATTTCCATGCTCAGCCAGACCAGCGCGGAGACAGAGAAGCTCAAGCAGCGCGCTCGTGACCTGGGTATCACGCTATCTCCAGAAGATAAAAAAGGGCTGAAAGAATATAACGAATCCATCGCGGAGATGGATGCCGCAATGAGCGGACTTAAAAACCTAATTGCCGTTGCTATTGTGCCGGAGCTTGAAGGCCTGGCGGAGGGGTTCAGTGATCTTCTCGCCAAAAACAACGAGTGGATTGTTGATGGCGTGGAGGCAACTGTAGAGTTTGTCGTCGACTTGGTTGACGCGCTCAAAAGACTGGCGCCATTTATCTTGGCTGCTGGCGCGGCGTTTGCGATAGCGACAATCGGCACATCCGGCTTTGCAGCAGCGCTTGGTTTTGTACTTTCTCCTGCCGTGTTAATTGCCGCCGGGATTTTAGCTATCGCACTCGTTCTTGATGATCTTATTGTGGCGTTCCGAGGCGGGGAGTCGGTTATTGCTAATTTCTTTGCGGATTTCGGGGACGGCTGGGATATACAGCCGCTGCTTAAGGATATTGTTGCGGTTTTTAAAGAGGTCGTCGGCGGGATACTAGGCGGGGCCAAGATCATATTCGATGCCTTGAAACCACTGACCCCTGTTATTCTGGCGATAGGTGCCGCGTTCGCTGCTGCTACCGTTGGCCCTACAATATTTGCAGGAGCACTTGCCCTGATAACATCACCGATCACAATGATAATTGCTGGGGTGGCTGGCATATTATGGGCAGTTAACGACTTGTCAAAAGCGCTCAGCGGCGGCGAGTCTGTTATTGCGGATTTCTTTCAAGAGTTTTTGGGGTTTGATATTAAGCCTGTACTCGAGGGGATAGTGGAAGGTTTTAAAGAGGCTTTTATAATTGTAAAAAATTTAGTCACTGGTTTATTTTCAGGATTCGTTAAAATTTTTTCAGGTATTGGGGACATTCTGTCCGGTAATTTTTCCGAAGGCTTTGAAAAAATCGGGGAAGGGATTTATGAAATTATCGACACCTGGGTCGAAGCATTCAGAAGCGTATTTGGTGAGGCTTTTAATTGGCTGAAGCAAAAGGTCCTGGATATCCTGCCGGACTGGGCCGTAAAACTTATCGGCGGAGCAGGCGATGCGGCGTCGGGCGCTGCGGATATAGCGGGTGACGTGGGCAACTGGGTCGGTGGGCTTTTCGGCGGTAAAGAATCCGGTGAAGATGGAGCTCCAATGCCAACACCAGTATCCGATCCAACAGCCCAGTCTCATTCACAGGCCATGCAGCCGGGCGGCGCCGTGACGAACGTCGGAGGAACGTCGAGCAGTGTCGAACAGAACATAAACATGGAGATCAAAACATTAGATCCCGAGCGTGCAGGTAAGGCCGCGTCCGACGGACTACAGCGGCAGCTTGAGGACGCGCGCACCCAGACACGCGGCAGGGGAGGCAGCTAATGGCAGTTATTGGAAAGTTAACGGACTATGCAAAAAACAACTATAAAACCGGAGGCATCCGCGACTACCTAAATTGGCAGTATCCAAGCGACACCGATTCCGACTCCGAAACTGTTGGCATTGGCGGTTATACCGCATTTGCCCAGGTGAGCGAAAAATTCAACCGCACCGCAAAAGTGCCTACGACATTTCTCGAAGACGGCACCCACGTAAATGATCACATCATCCGAGAGCCCCTTACGGTCAGCATAGAGGGCAACGTATCGGACGTTTACGCGCAGCCAAGCGCACCGGTGGCCGCATTTCAAGAGGCGCAAACGCAGGTCGGAAATATCACTCAATACGCCCCGGCGCGCACGCAGGCACAGCTTAGCCGAGTATCGGGTCTAGTCAATGACTTTACCAACGCGGTTGACCGGGTGGATGCTGCAATAGACGCAACGCAGGGCGCAACAAAGTATCTGGGCCAGCAAGACAAAGAAGCACAGACCAATATCGAGGCGTTTTTAGAAAAGATGGAAGATCTTCAAGAAACTGATAAGTTAATTAAAATCAGTACGTCGTTCAAGAACTACACCGATATGTACATTACATCGCTTGAGGTCACCCGTGATAACCAGAGCAAAGCGATCAGCTTTAACATGGAGGCGCAGAAAGTGCGCATTGCGCAAACCCTGTTCACCAAGAAGATAGCCGCTCAGAACGCAGCCATTGCCACTAACGGACAGACCGACGACGAGACGGACAAGGGGGCGCAGGAAGGCGAGGAAGTGGGAGAGAGTTTTTTGACCAATCTTGGGCAAATGGTTGGGTGGATTCCAGAATGAGACGACTGCAGAACATAACAGATGAGCCTATCCAGCGGCATACGATCCTGTTTGAAAAGGCTGAAATCATCTTCACGCTGCGATTTTACCCGCGCACTCAAATATGGATGTTTGATGCTGAGTTCGGTAACAATCAAGTCTACGGTCTCAAGTTGTCCGTTGGCGTATTACACATGCTCAGCCAGAATCAGCCCTTTGATTTTATCTGTATTGACCGCAGCGGAAACGGAATTGATCCGTTCCAGCGCCAGGATTTCAGCTCCGGGCGCTGTGATATTTACATGCTCGAAGCCGGGGAGATGGAACTGATCAGAGGAACAGAGGTGGCATTTTGACAACGCCAAGATTCAGCCGTAATTATGTTTTAGTCATTACCGTAGATGGTCGTAACGTGGTTATCAAACCGCCGATGCAGGTTGTCTTTGAAGTGACAAAATCTATTCGGGGTGGTCTGAATAAGATGAATATCCAGATCACCAACTTGGCCGAGAGCAAACGCCTATCGCTTGTCAAAGATGCCGAGCAGCTGAAGATAATGCCTATCGGTCTATCAGTGGGCTATCAGGACCGCATCGAGCTAATATTCAAGGGCACCATTCACACCGGGAACAACTCACGACAAGGCCCGGATCTTTTAACGTCCCTCGAATGTCTTGACGGTGGATATGATTTCCTGCACAGTTTCACGTCCCGAACGGTTGAAGGGGGCCGCAGGGCGTTAGATGCGGCGCTTGAAGATATGCCGAATACCGGAACCGGAAAAATAACGGATCGACCAGTTCTCACCCGCCCCAAAGTTCTGGTCGGCAACAGCGCGAGACTAATCGATGACATGGTGGGTCCGGGAGAGACGTGGTACATTGACGACGAGCAACTATATGTTATCAAAGATAATGAGGTTACGAGCGGGCTAAAGCCGGTCGTGAGTGCGGCCACCGGGCTTATCAGCACACCAACACGGGAGAGTAAACTGGTGACTTTTGAAACGCTGATGAATCCGACCGTTAAAATCGGAGGGCTTGCGAGTCTCAAGAGTGCTACGGCTCCGCACCTTGACGGGATATATCGCATTGAGACAATCGCATACAGCGGCGACAACTACGGCGACGCATGGAAGCAGACATGCACGGGGACGCTCGCTGCCGGGACTAAAACGCTATGAATGAAAAACGCCAGCTAATCGACATCCTTAATTCCGCAATCGGAGAGGCGCTGTCTAATCTCCACACTGCGACCATTGCAAAAGTAACAGGAGTTCAGGCTAAAACGATCAGCGTGCAGCCAGTGATTAATCGGGTGGTTGACGGCAAGTCGATAACACTTCCACAATTTACAAAAGTACCACCTCTTTTTATGCAAGGGGGTGGGAGTTATACCGCGCACCCGATTGCCGTTGGCGATTACTGCCTGTTGATACTCACGGAGCGATGCTACGACCGATGGTATTCCGGGGCAGACTTTCAAGATCCAGCCGAGTTCAGAATGCACGACTACAGCGACGGGATTGCCATTGTCGGCATCAACCCGCAGGCCGGTGCGCTTACTATACCGGACGTTATCCAGCATACCGGCGACACGAATCAGGACGGGGATTATACCCACCAGGGCGACACTACGCAGATTGGCAATTTAACCATCACTGGCGATATACAGGTTAACGGCAACATAACATGCACGGGAAAACTCACGGCGGCATCAGCTACAATCGGTGGCATCGACTTCGGTAGTCACACCCACCCAGGCGACAGTGGCGGGACCACAGGAGGGCCACAATAATGAGAGTTTCAGGACTAGACAGCAACCGTGATTGGAGATTTGGGAAAGGGCGCGCCGCTTACAAGCGCAACGCTGACGCCATTGCGCAAAACGTGCAGACGCGGCTACGATCGTTCCGGGAGGACTGGTATCTGGACGTTGATGCGGGAGTAAACTGGATCGAATTGCTGGGCAACCCAGGAACCGAAAAGCGCATCATTCGGGCTGTGGAATCAACCGTGCTTCAAACCGAGGGCGTGATTTCAATCCAGGAATTAAAAATTATTGGGCGTGATAGCAGTAGAGGTGTTAAGATCAAAATTAGATATACAGACGTGTTCGGCGCGTCTAAACCTCAGACATTGGAGTTCACCGCATGACGCTTCCAAAATTCACGCCTGACGGAATACAGGTTCAGACGTTTCAGGAAATTTATGACGAACTGGCAGCGGGCTATCGGGCTATTTATGGCGAGGATATCAACCTTGACCCCGACAGTCCTGACGGGCAGCGCGTAGCAATCGAGACGCAGCTTGTCCTAGACGCTCAATCCTTCGGCGCGCTCGAATACAACCAGCGCGATCCTGATTTTGCCCTCGGACAATCCCTCAACAGCATCATTAAATTGGCCGGTATATCCCGCAGGCCAGCCACGCGCTCGCAAGTTGACGTTGTGGTAACGACCGACCGACCGCTTACGCTTCCTCTGGATTATGCTGTCGAAGATGATTTAGGGCAGTCGTGGACCACGCTCAATGCTATCGATATCCCGCCAGGCGCAACAACCGTTACGCTTTTCGCGGAAAACTTCGGGGCGGTTGAAGCTGACCCGGCCACCGTGATTAATCCAGTGACAGTTGTTATCGGGGTGCTGTCTGTCACAAACCCCACAGCGGCCACAGTAGGCATTGACGAGGAAACAGATCAAGAGCTACGCGTTCGGCGGAATCGATCACTCGAAACCCCGCAATCATCCAGCACCGGAAGAATGTTCACGGCTCTGGCAAACCTGCCCAACGTCACCGATGTGGCCGTGTACGAAAACGACACGGACACGACTGACTCCGACGGCATCCCCGCTCACAGCTTGTGGGTAGTGGTTGAGGGCGGCGCGGTATCTGATATTGTTGAGACGATGGTTAAAAACAAGACCGGCGGAAAAGGGATTGTTGGCGCGGTAACTGGAACGTTTAGTGAGGATTTCACGCGCCCCAACGGCACCACTTTTACCATTGTTCACAGCATGACGTTTGACCGCCCTGTTGATGTGCCCGTTCTTGTGCGCCTGGATGCTACTTTTGTTGACGTAAATCTGCCGATAGACGACGAACTCATTAGGCAAGAAATCGCGAAACAGGAATTCAGCATCGGGGACATGCTGAAGGTCAATAGTTTGTACCGTTTGGCCTTTAACGCCGGCGGGAGCTTCGTTCCTACTAATCTGGAAATCAGCAGGGACGCCGGGACAACGTGGACGGATGGAAGCGTCCTATCAGCCCCAAACGAGAAGTTTACACTTGACGCCGCAGACGTTACCGTGACGGAGGTTATCTAGTGAGCTTTGAGTCTGAATACGTCAACCTCCTGATTAAGCAATACTGGGAGAAGCCGTCAGCCGCAGCCGAGATAGCAATGAAGGCAGGCATGTGGCGCAGGACATTCGAATGGATTGACTCGTTCAGCGATGAGTTTGATCTGGATAATGCTACTGGCGACCGGCTGGACATTATCGGTCGCATTGTCGGCA